AAATCAATAAACTATGAACAAGCTAACCAAATTTGAAACTGAAACAGTTATTATTGTTTTACAAAAAGAAATCAAAGAACTTCAAATTATTGTTGAAGAACATTCAAAATATAAAAGGGAATCTTTAGCCGGGATTTACCAACAAGATATTTTAGCATTACATAAAATGCTTGATAATTTAAAACAGACTATATGAACTTAACCGAAAACGATATAAATATTTTAATTGACGCTTTAGAGTGCAAAATGTATGACACTAAAGAAGAAATTAGAAAACTAAAGAAATTGGAAAATCCGGGTATAATGTTAGAGCATTATCAGGTGGAATTGCAAGAAATAGAAACCCTTTTTATTAAATTATCAAATCAATAATAATGGAAAAACTAATACACCAAAACAAACAAATAAAATTGCATAAAAGGGCGGCTTGTTTATTAGAGTTATTAAAGTTAGCACAAGCAAGGCAAGAGGTATTTGAGAAAGACTTGTATAAATGGCGACAGGGGACAATGGTTGATACTACACGCTTAATGTATGCAGAAGAAGATATATTAATTAAAATTGCCCGTATGAATGGAGTGCAGAAAAGAATACTAAAAAGTTACCATTGGGTTATCTTGGACCTTTACGAAATAACTGACTCATTCCATTTACCAATAAATATATTCTTATGAGTTACATTGATAACAAACACAATTTAATTAGAGAGATACATATTTTAGAATTAGAAAACGAATTATTAAGAACCAAAATAAAACAACTACAAAATGAGTTACTGGACCGCACCAAGCAGAACAATGAGCAAACTACTTTACAACGAACAAAAACACGCAAATCAAATAATTGAAAGCGTTTGTGATTTTTACGGATTAACACAAGCACAGGTAAAAGGTAGGTGCAGATTAAGGAGTTATGTAAAAGCAAGATTTGTTTGTATGTACCTATTAAGAAAACGCACCGGCCTAACACTTGCCGAAGTTGGCCGAATGTTTCACAGGGACCACACAAGTATTATACACGCTTGTCAAACTATTGAAGAAGTGCTTAGTTTAAGATACGATAATGACTACCAGGACGAGATAAAAAAATTAATACAAATTATTTGATTTATTCACAAAATGGCCTTAATTTTAATTATTATTTAAACCAAATCAATAACTATGAACGAAAACAACACAAAAAGCCTTATTAACATTTTTAAGGCATTGGCGGACTTTCAACAAGAATGCCCTGTAATTCACAAAGGGACAACCGGCTATGGTTACACTTATGCCGATTTACCTACAATCTTAGAAATCATAAACCCAATCTTAAAAAAACATAATTTAGGATTTACACAGTTGTTAGAGGGAAGCGGGTTAAGAACGATTGTATTCCATACTAAAAGCGGGGAATATATCGAAAGCCTTTGCGACATTCCGGCTACAACTTTAAAGGGAATGAATGACTTCCAGGCGATAGGATCGGGGATAACGTATTTTAGACGCTATTGTTTATCAGCGATACTTTCAATCGTAACCGATAAAGACACGGACGCAGCCGGAGAAAAAGAAAAGCCATTTTTTAAGGAAACTAAGTTGCCGGCATTTGTTAAGAAGCATAAGAATATTACCGATTTAACATTGGCGATTGACAGTTGCGAAACATTAGCAGAATTAAGTGAACTTCATAAACTTAATAATGACTTAATCAACCCGGCAATTACTGCTCTATTCACAACCAAGAAAAACCATTTATAATGAATTTAGCAATTTGGGAGGTAGCTCCAAGTAAAACCGAAATTGATACATTGGCCCAAAACGTGGCCAACGAATTAAATGAGGGTACTATCAAGGCCGAGGACGTAGCCATTAAAGTTGCGGTTATCGAAGCATTTGCAAAACAATTAAGGGCAAAAAGCGAGGAATATATAATTGACTTCTTAGATAAATGCCCAAAGGGTAAATATGACCATCTAGGGGCCAATTTAAGCCTTAAAGATTCGCAGACTTACGATTATGCTTCATACTCGCCAAGGTGGGCAGAATTACAGGCTAAAATCGATATTCTAAAAGCGGAGCAAAAAGAAATAGAAGAAAACGCTAAAAAGTTCGAAAAGGGATCAATACCTTTAAAATCTTATAAACAATCTTACACAATCACTTTAAACAAATAAACAAAATGGAAAAGAAAGAAAAATTCGGAGCCTGGAAAAAGGCAACCTCAAAAGGCGAAGTAATTGAATTTACTATTAATGGGCAACGTTATTCAATGTGGCCTAACCCGTATAAAAAAGCGGAAAATCAGCCGGACTTTAACATTATCCCAAATGATTACAAGCCAAAGGCTGAATTTAAACAAGAATATGCAACACCTGTAAATAAACAAGAAATGGAAGATAAAGATTTACCATTCTAAAAACTAAACTATGAAAACACAAAACCAACAAATTCAAGCCTATTTAGAAAAAGGCAAAAAGATAACTCCTATTGACGCTTTAAATAAATTTGGGTGCTTTAGATTATCAGCAAGGATCAGCGATTTAAGAAGCAAAGGATTAAATATTGCGACCAAATATGTAACTAAGGACGGAAAAACTTTTGCAAGTTATAGCTTATGTTAACACACGCTTCATTATTTAGTGGAATTGGTGGCTTTGACTTAGCGGCTGAATGGGCCGGGTGGGAAAATATTTTTCACTGTGAGTGGAATACATTTGGTCAAAAAGTCTTAGCACACCACTTCCCTAATTCAAAATCTTACAATGACATTACTAAAACAAACTTCTCTATTCATAGAGGAACAATCGATGTGCTCACAGGAGGATTCCCCTGCCAACCATACTCCCAAGCCGGAAAGCGACTCGGAAAAGAAGATGAACGCCATTTATGGCCAGAAATGCTTAGAACAATTCGAGAAGTTAAACCACGTTGGGTTGTGGGCGAAAACGTTCTCGGCATTGTTAATTGGAATGGGGGAATGGTATTCGAAGAGGTGCAAGTTGAGTTGGAAACTCAAGGGTACGAAGTACAATCGTACATACTTCCAGCTGCAGGTGTCAACGCTCCACACCAAAGATATAGAACTTGGTTTGTTGCTTACTCCAACGACAAAAGAAGATGTAGTGAATTTGGAAACGTTTCAAAAGAGAATGGAGAAATATCCGAACGGAACGAAAATACCGAATTTAGCGACTCAAGTTATGGGAATGCTTCCAACTCCAATGGCTTCGGATTGTGGGGCAAAATTGACGGGATTAGAAAATCAAGACTCATTAACAAAAAGAGCAAGACAAATAACTGGGAAAACTTCCCAACTCAATCCCCTATTTGTGGAGGAGATGATGGGCTTCCCAAAGAATTGGACGGCATTACCTTTTCTAAATGGAGAAATGAATCAATCAAAGCCTATGGAAACGCAATAGTTCCGCAGGTTGCTTATGAGATATTCAAAGCTATTAATGAATTTGAATTATCGATAAATAAGTAATATATTTGCAAAAGAATGTACGAGATTCTATTTAAAACTTATTGCCCAAAGATGCGTTGGTACTCGTACTACCAGCAATTCCGAGGGCTTTTTTTATTTTATGAAGAGTAAATCATATTACTTCAGCCACGATTATAACGCTTCAAATGACACTAAGATATTATTTCTTAGACACCAATTAGGAATGGAGGGTTACGGGATTTATTGGTATTTAATAGAGCGTTTGGCAGAAGCCGGAGGCAAAATGCCATTAGATTTGATTCCAATTTTATCAATGCAAATGCAATCAACTGATGTAAAAGTAAAAGGGGTTATTACACAGTTTGACTTATTTAAAATTGTTGAGGGCGAATTTTATTCCGAAAGGTTACAGGATCATTTAGGATTGAGGGAAAAACTAAGCCAAAGCGGTAAAAATGGGGCAAATAATAGGTGGAAAAATGGGGAGGCTAATAGGGGGGCCATTGGGGAGGCTAATGCAAAGGAAAGAAAAGAAAAGGAAATAAAAGGAAAAGAAATAAAAGAAAAGAAAGTAAAAGAAATAACGTTTCCTTTTGATAGTAGTGAATTTAAAAAATATTGGTCTTTATGGGTTGAATTTAAAAAAGAACAATTTAACTTTACTTATAAATCAAATATATCAATCCAAGCGTCTTTAAATGAATTGGTAAAACTTTCTAATGGCCAAGAACAAATTGCAATTAAAATAATAGAACAATCAATAGCCAAAGGGTGGCAAGGGTTGTTTCAACTAAAAACTGAAAATAATGGAAATACAAGTTACTCAAAACAAGCTCCAAAAGTTACAATCGACGAGCTTAACGAAGCCTTTGCTAAACGCAGTCGCGAGTGGTAGCACAGGAGCAGTTTATAACGAAATGTGCCGCTATAAAGAAAAAGGCGAACCTCAGTATTTAAAAGTTATTGAGTTGATCCCGGTTAGTGAAAGATTACCTGCATTGAAACAAATGTACGGAGCGGATAAAGTTGCAGCAGTGTTAAGTGTTCAAATTACTCGAACATTGAATAATTTTAATTTAAGGGTTGGAATGACACCGGCACAAATAACTGATTTATCTTATGCCATTTTAGATGAAGCTGAACAAGACCAACTTGCTATCCAGGACATACTTTTATTTTTAGACGGAATGCCTAAGTTTAAATATGGAAAAGTTTATGACCGAATGGATATGCCTACATTCTTTGAGATGTTGGAAAAATACCGGGAAGAAAGGCATTTAGCATATATAAACGGCAAGGAAGAAGCACACGCACAATTCAAGGCTATGGGCGATAGTAATCGAACAAGCCAGGACATAGACAAAGAAGCCAACCGAAACGCTATGGTAAACTATTTAAAAACAAAATAAAATATTGCCCTCGCCAATCATTAAATTAATAACAGGGGTGTTAGTCGGTTTAATCGGTGGGGGCATTTTTAAATTATGGGAGCGGACAAACTTTATGAGCATATTTGCAAAAAATATCCTCAGATAGAATATAACGGAGAAGATTTAAACCTTAACAATATATATTCAAATCTAATCGTTCAAATGTGGCCGGATAAAAAAAACTATCCAAGCATAAAACATATATGCAAAAAGATAAATTTAGGCGAAAGGCAAGTTTATCGAATAGCACAAAAGATAGGGTTAGAGTCAAGAGTATATTATAAACCAAAACGATGAAAATAGTACAATTTATTAAGTTCTTTTTTATATCAGTTCCTTTAGCGTGTTTATTATACACCTTAGGAGAAACAATACAATTAATTAAAAAATTATGAAAGGCGGAGAAATAAAAGGCCTGGAGAATAGCCGGGCAATTAGAATGGTAGATATTGAAACAAAAGAAACAACTGAGTTTAGGTCTATTGCTTACGCGGTTAGAAAAACAGGAGTAAACGAACACGCTATCCGTACAGGATTAAATCCGATTCAAAAGAAACGATTTGAAGTAAATGGCCGGTTAGTTTGTTTCCGTGTTGTTAAATAACCTAATTTTGCTATATGGCATTAATAACAATTCCTAAACTAACTGCAAAGGCCCAAACTATATTTAATCGATATATAAGGGAAAGAGATAGCCAAGACGGATATTTTACTTGTATTAGTTGCGGACAAACTAAAGATGTTTCAGTAATGGACGCGGGGCATTACGTTCCTGTTAAGGGAAGTTCTGCATTACGATTTGATGAATATAACGTAAACGGAGAATGCAAGGCCTGTAATGGGTTCGACCAATTCCATTTAATAGGTTACAAAAGAAACCTAATTGATAAGGTTGGAGAAAGGAAAGTAATGGAGTTAGAGCAACAACATAGACTAATAAAAAAGTGGACAAGGACTGAACTAAACGAAATAATTGAAAAATACAAATAACATATACGAAACCATAAAAGAGGTTAAAATGGTAAACGGATATTTCGGTTATGTTTTTGTAATTGATGAAATTAGACACTTTGTTTATGGGGAAACTAAAGAAGAAGCATTTAACTTTGTAGCAGATTATATAAACGAATACTATGGCAAAACTATCAACAAACGGAAAAGTACAGTTCGGGAAAAGAAAGTGCGGAAAAGCAAAAAAGAGTTATAACAAACACTCCCCAAAACCTAAACCATATAAAGGACAAGGAAGATAATGAAAGATACTTACGGCAAACGATTATATAAATGCAAATGTGGAGTAATTGAGCAATATCTTTGGCAATCCGAGTTAAAGAATTATAAATTTAAGTGTTGCAAAACATTATGTTATAATGATTTACTAAAAGCGGAAAAGGTACAATTACATTCTATTAGAACTGAAACAAAAAATCGATAAATGAAAATAAACGACATTAAACCCAACCCAAACAATCCGAGGATTATAAAGGATAACAAGTTTAAACTTTTAGTTAAGTCTATCCAAGAGTTTCCGCAAATGTTAGAACTAAGACCTATTGTAATAGATGAGAACAATGTAGTCTTAGGTGGCAATATGAGGTTAAAGGCTTGTATTGAAGCCGGACTTACTGATGTACCGGTTAAGGTGGCAAGTTTAACGGAGCAGCAAAAGAATGAATTTATAATAAAGGATAATGTAGGCTTTGGCGAGTGGGATTGGGACGACCTGGCTAATAATTGGAACGTGGAAGAATTAACTGATTGGGGATTAGACATACCAAACTTTGAACCGGAAATATTAGAGGCTGAAGAAGATGACTTTGCGGTACCGGACGGCGGAAGCGAAACGGACATAGTTTTAGGCGATTTATTTGAGATTGGAGAACATAGATTGCTTTGTGGGGATAGTACAGATAGCGACCAGGTGGCTAAGCTAATGAATGGGCAAAAGGCTGATATGGTATTTACTGACCCACCATATAGAGTTGCTTTTAAAGGACAAAGGCTATCAAACACAACAAAAGATGGTATTGAAGTTTTGCACCATAAAGGAGCAAATTCAAAACATGACGAAATTGAAAATGATGCTTTAAATGAAGATGATTTTAAAGTATTTATGAGTGGAGTTTTAAGTAATTTATTTTTATTTAATAAAGGTGCTTGGTATATATGTTTTGCATATAGCGAATTACATTTATTAATGAACAGTTTAATTGATGCTGGATATAAATGGAAAAATATAATTATTTGGATGAAAAATCAATCTACATTATCTAATATGGATTATAAAAGTAGATATGAGCCTATTTTATACGGACAACCAGGTGGGAGTTTTTACGGAGAAAGATATAAACAAGAGGATATTTGGGAATTTCAAAGAACATTAAAGAATGATTTGCACCCAACAATGAAGCCTATTCCTTTAATTGAAAATGCTTTGAATAATTCAAGTAAAGAGGGAATGAGTGTATTAGATTTATTTTTAGGTTCAGGCTCAACAATGGTAGCTTCGCACCAGCTTAATCGCAAATGCTATGGTATGGAATTAGACCCAAAATATTGTCAAGTTATAGTTGACCGAATGAGAAAACTAGACCCAACATTGGTAATCAAGAAGAACGGAGTACCTTTGTAAAAAGCGAGAAAAAAGAGAGAATATGGCAAACGAACAAAATTTAGTACCATTTGAGAAAGGGAAGCCAGGTGGACCAGGTAGGCCTAAGGGAGTGCCTAATAGCAAGACAAGACTTTTACGTTTACTTGAGTTAGTACAAATAAAGAATAACCCAATAACCGGGGAAAAGGAAGAATTTACTGTGGCTGAACAATTAGACTTAGTTGTGCTTCAAAAGGCATTTAAGGGAGATTTAAGGGCATACCAGGAACTTATGGATAGACTTGAGGGCAAAGCAAAGCAATCAACCGAAGTCGAACTAACCGGCGGTATCAATATAACTTGGGAAGAAAAGAAAACTTACGTTAATAATACGGGAAGCTTATAATGGAACTATCAATAAAACAAACCTCCGCACTTGACCTACTTGAAGATAACTTAACAAATGAGTTATTATTCGGTGGTGGTGCGGGGGGCTGAATGGCGGGAAAACTGCATTAGGTTGTTATTGGCAACTTAAACAAAGATTAAAGTACCCAAATACCCGCGGTCTTATTGGTCGTGCGGTGCTAAAAACACTTAAAGAAACTACTTTAGTTTCATTCTTCCAGGTGGCTAAAATGCAAGGATTAGAAGCCGGGAAGCATTACAAGTATAACGGGCAATCAAGCCAAATTGAGTTCTTTAATGGTTCAACTATTTTACTAAAGGATTTATATTCATATCCAAGCGACCCTAACTTTGACGAATTAGGTTCGTTAGAGATTACCGACGCATTTATAGATGAAGCCAATCAAGTAGAGGACAAGGCCCGGAATATTATTAAGTCAAGGATAAGATTTCAGTTAGACCAAAACGATTTAGTACCTAAAATACTTTACACTTGTAACCCGGCAAAGAATTGGACATACTCCGAATTTTATAAACCTCAACAAGACGGAAGCATAGCAGACAATAAACGCTTTATATCTTCGTTAATAGACGATAACCCGTTTATTTCTAAGCATTATAAAGAAAACCTTTTGACCTTAGACAAGGTTAGTAAAGAACGTTTACTAATGGGTAATTGGGAATACTCAAACGACCCCGCTCAACTTATAGACTATGAAAAAATACTTGATTGCTTTCGCAGCGATTATTTACCTAATGGTACACCTTACATTAGTTGCGACGTTGCTCGTTTTGGTAGCGACTCCACTGTTATTGGTATATGGAACGGAATGCGTGTTAAACTTTACCAATACAATGGCAAGTCGGTTGTTGAAGTGGCTGAAATTATAAAGAAGTTTCAAAGTGAGTACCAGGTTCCAACGTCTAATATTGTAGTCGATGAGGACGGAGTAGGCGGTGGGGTTTGTGATATTCTTAGGTGCAAAGGCTTCGTAAACAATTCGAGAGCCTTAGACAATCCAATAACTAAAACTAAAGAGAATTACGATAATTTAAAATCACAATGCTATTATAAGTTAGCGGAGTTAATAAACGATAATAAAATTTATATCAATGCAGACGGCAACCAAAAGCAAAAGATTATAGAAGAACTTGAACAGGTAAAGCAAAAATCAGTTGATAATGACGGAAGCAAAGGGATAATTCCTAAGGATAAAGTCAAAGCGTTAATTGGTCGTTCGCCTGACTTTTCGGATTGTTTAGCGATGAGAATGATATTTGAATATACACCAAAATTTAAGGTATCAGTATTTTAATACAAAATAACTAACTTTGAGCAAAATGTACATTTATGGGATTATTTGATTTCTTTAGTAAAAAGAAAGTAAACACTTTATTTCCGAATATACCTTTATCAGCACAAGTAGCAATTCAACAAGGGATTGTAACCTGGCAAGGGCAAAACGCTCAAGCGTATGTTCGCGACGGCTACCAATCAAACGATATAGTTTATTCGATAGTTAAATTAATTACTGATAAAGCGAAATTGGCTCCATTCCACGTTTATAAGATAGTGGACCAAACTGCGGCAAAAAGATATAAGGCTTTAATGAAGCAGCCGGATAAGATAGAGAATTGGAATGAAGTAAATCAATTACACAAAAAAGCATTTGAATTATACGACGGGGACTCAAGATTAAACGAATTACTAAAGTACCCAAATGGCGAGGACACTTGGGCGGATTTAGTAGAACAATGGTGCGGGTTTAAACTATTAACCGGCAATTCATTTATTTATGCAAAGATGATAGAGGGCGGTGCTAATGACGGGAAGCCTTTTGAATTATTTGCGTTACCCGCTCAATTTATGGCTATTGTAGCAAATATTGAAGTGTTTCCACCTGTAAGAGTTGGATACCAACTTTACTATGGTAAAATGTGGACGTTTGACACAAAAGAGATATTACACGATAAATATGCAAACTATTATTGGACAGTTACCGGAAATGAACTTTACGGGCAATCTCCATTAATGGCAGCGGCAAGAACATTGACAAGAAGTAACGAAGCCAAAACGGCTGCGGTTGCTTCATTCCAAAATGGCGGCCCGGCCGGTGTTTTATTTATGAACGATGATAGGTTTGATCCTACAAGCGGAACGCAACAAGCACAGGCACTTAAAAAGGCAGTTAGTGAAAAAGGCGGAGCAAGTAATTACAATTCAATAGCGGTATCGGGATATAAAGTAGATTGGAAACAAATAGGCTTATCTCCTGTTGAATTAAACATTATTGAAAGTGAAAAGTGGGATATGAAAGCACTATGTAATATTTACGGAGTTCCAAGTCAATTATTGAACGACGCTGATAACAAAACATACAACAACCAATTAGAAGGAGAAAAGGCTTTAACGTTACGTTGTGCCATTCCTTTGTTAGACTCTATCGCTGATAATATGAATAGAAAACTTCATAGCGATTGGGGTTATAGAAACACTAATGTTTATATCGGTTACGATATTC